AACAGAATCAGTAAGATCGACTATATTCCTGAATAGCCACACTACATATCAAAGTGGGGTTCTGGAGCGGTTGAAGTTCGGCTGTGGCGTCATCATAAGCGCCAACGTCCCAAATTTGGAAATCGTTAGGGAATTCGTTCATGACGCTTCCCTGTTTTGAAAACTGAGATTGGAACATGCGGGTTGCATGACCCGCGTTGTGACAGAATTGAGGTGGATGATAAATTTTCGACTTGATGTCATATACTGAGTACATTCTCAAGATCATTTTCGACGCTCCGCATTAGTTTACTGAATCGTTGATTCTGAATGATTTCCCGAGCTTGATTCTCTCGGATTCGTTCCCGCAGATCCGCGGGTGTTAACTCTTTTGCACGTTGCCTCCTTTCGCGTTTAATCTGTTTGAAGTGAATAGGATTTTTTTCTGCGTAGATCTTATCGTAGAAGCCAGGTATGGGAAACTTATTTCCATCGTGGGTAATGTAATCTTTATCATACTGTTTTGCGCCATGTTGTTTAAACCAGATGGCACCTATTCCTGGCTCCCTGGACATGGTTATATATTCCGGCTCCAAATAGAAGGATTCGCCGGTTTCGGTATCGGGGTGTCCGACTAGATAGTGAGTTGCGGCCTGATCGCCATTTATTTTTTTGGTGACGTAACGGGCGACATATGCGGCAGTTTGCCAATTCATTTGGCCTATCGTTGAGAAGCCGTAAGGCCACAACTCTTCAAGTATTTTTGATCTGTATAAGCTATATGAGTTTGGAGCTCGATTCTTGCCGGAGGCTCGAATCTCGCTCGCTCGCTTCCACAGGACTCGGTCCGGGAAGTTAAAATTGAATATGCAGGCATGGTGGTGCGGTCTTCTGAGTTGGGCTCCGTATTCTCCACAATGGAAATACCGGATTGGATAACGTTTGGTGCCCGGAATGGGTTCGTATCCTTGATACCGCTTTCTTAGCCGTTTCATAAACAGCTGAAAATCACGCTTGCATAACGATCCTTCCTCGCATTTATGATTATCGTTTTTTTTGTATATAGGACATTTTTTGCACTCTTTTGTTTTGTTGCTCAGATTTTGATCGTTGATGGTGAGCGTGATAAAGCAGTTTTGTTCCCAGTGGGATGCTTCGTGTGTGCAGCGGAGAGCCCATTCTCGTGAACGGGATATGCGGCATGACATGCATTGACCGCAGGGCAATTCAACTTCCTCGGTTGGCCGGTCCTGTGTGAGAGGTTTTTTGAAGTAAATTTTAGCGTTGCCATTTTCTGAGTATTCGGACAACGACCGATACGCCAGTAGGGGTTTAGTACAGGGCATATTGTCTCCGATCGTTTGAGTTTTTGCTGTTCAAGGAAAAACGCTCCCAGGGCCGGACAGAAGGAAAACCGGCCCTATGTGGAAGCGCTTCGCTTGGGATAAGGATTAAAGGCGATACCCGCCACGCATAACACGGGCGTTTGTATTGCGCCTGTTGGTCCTTCGAGCCGTACGGCTGAACAGCCTTTTTGAACGGCGTTTTTTCATTCTTCGACGGAAAGACATAGTTACTCCTTTCTGGTGGGTTTCTTTCGGTTGATATAGATGTCACCATCTCGGTGAGGTCTATGAGATTCTCTGTAACGGCGTTTCATTCCTTCCCATGTGCCTTGAATCATTCGGGACATTTTCTCGCCATATTCTATGGCTTTTGCGCTGGCAGCTTCGCCGCCTTGTCTTCCTTGTCGCCATAGTCCCGAGAATAGACCGAATTCAGGTCGGACGCCGGCCAGGCCGGCCATTATGGCCTCATGAAGGGCATGTTGTTTATCCGGATTGTCACGATAATATTTCATCGCTTCTTTCTCAATTTCCATCCGGTGTTCCGATTGTTGATTTTGCAATTTTTGTGATTTTACAGATTCTGACATCTGTTTGACTTGCATTGCAGATGAGGTAATGCCACGTACTGATGGCATGTTAGGAATTTGGGCAGTAGCGCCCCCGGGGGTTGATGCACCCCCGGTTTTTGCTGCCAGGATTGGATTGAGGCCTGCGCGTCTTAGATCAGCCACGGCCCGTTGATATGAAGTGTTCGACATCTCTCTCTGGAAGTCACGATTTGTCCGCGCTTCGCGTCGAGCCTGGTCGAGTGCGTATACGCTGGTGCCGACATCGGCAGCAGCCTCGGCGATCATTCCCCATGCACCTCCCATTTTTGGCTATCTCCTAGAAATGGTCAATGAGCCCAGGAACAGAGTACATAGGCATTGGCCTGGTTGTTTTTACGCGGAAGTAACCGTCAAATATAAATTGCGGTTCGTCTTGCACTGCGACCACCCGTTCGATGGGTGGATCTTCCTTTATGAATTCTTCGTTCAACACTGGAAGGTCATCGAATTCTTGAGCCAAATGCCAGTAATCAAGGGACTGTGCATGAGAGGACCGCAGCTTCCCGGTAATGAGTGAAGGTTTGTAACGGTAATCGGCCCACCGCTCTTGATAACCGAAGACTCCGAGATTTTGGGTATCGTTATCCGTGACATAGATTTCACGATTTAATACGGCTTGTTCGCCCAGATGGGCAAGTGCGGGCCAATAAAAATCATATCGTGTGCGCCTGCGCCACATTCGGTTGAGGCCTTGCTGATATGTCAGATCACCACGAATAGAAACTAGGCCGATTAGGACCGAATGTTCAACAAACGACTTGGTGAATCCCACACCTGATTGAGAGTGATAGCCAATAGCTGCAAGATTTCCCTGAGGAGTGTCTCCCCCATCGGATCCCGATGTTTGCGGGACCGGGGAAATTTGGACGGGACTTGATCCGCCGCCAAGATATTCGGGGCGTTGCAGTCTGGCATCCGGTGAGGTAACTCGAAAGTGAGACCGGAGTATTTCTGTATATCGTGTTCCTCCTCTCGCGTCACGTTCCAGCATCTTCTGAAGTTGGAAGGCTTCTCTGAGGCTATTTATCGTAGCAGCAGTTGCAGAAGATAGATCAGCGTAGACGCCAGGATAACCAGAATTGTCCGGGTCTTCTGCGATCCGAAAAGTGCCGATTGTTGCTCCTGTGTAGACGTCTTGGGCGTTGATGTTTTGCTCTGTGGTTCCTCCAACGCCATAGGAGAGGGGCATATTTCCTGACCATCCATAGTTCTGGTCGGGTTTGTAGATTCCTTCAACTGGGGCTTTGTCTCCGATTGGAAGGTCGATGGGGTCTCCCTTTTGGGGCCAGGGGAGACACGATGTGAAGTAATCGTGTCTTTTACCACGGCGCAGGAGTTCAAAGTCAGAAGCGAGGTCAGGGCCATTATCTTTAGAAAACGGGGCAGAATCTTGGAGGTTTTCATCGCGGAACCATTCATTCCAAATGAGGTTATATGCTCGGAAGTGGAGAGAGTTGACTTCAACACCGGCCTCGGGAGGTATCCCCATATAATCGTATATTGATTCTGCGGGCTGGCCGGATCCCAGCGATACACGGGGGACCAGAAAGTCTGTTGCATCGCCTGGATCGTCCTGCTCGCCCATAAATTTTTGCCAATTTTCCCAAAGGAGGCGATTAGGGACAGCAAAGAAGAAAAAATCCATGAAAACGTTGTCCATGAAGGGGACTATTGGAGTCGCCAACCGTGCTACCGAGGACAGCCTCACGGAGAAGGTATCTCCGGGGAGTGCTTCGTCAACGAAGATTGGATATAAATACCCGGAATTCAGGGCCGTTTTATAGCCATGATTCCGGTTGAAGGTGGAACGCTGAATGTCAGCTTGTGGGACTTGGGAAAACTGATGCTTCATAACTGACGGGTTTCGAAGATTGCGTTGACGTAACATTTTCTCGCCTTTCTAGATGGTGGGGTGTCAGTGGTACAGTTCATATCAAGTGGAATGAACTGTACCAACTGATCACCGCCTGAGTGAGCGGAGACATCGCATCACTTATCAGAGGAATCCCCAGGGGTTTTCGGTTCTTTCTTCTCGGGCTCCTTTTGGGGCTCCGGAGCCGGTTCTTTTTCCTCCGGTGGTTTGTAACCATCGGGGGCAATTAGGCCCATCTCCTGACAAGCAGCCTTGTTCTCAGGGTCGTCAAGGAAGTCGAGCAGCTGACCAGGGTCATTGTCGAATTTGTCGCGGAGATCTGCAGGAAGACGCATAAAGTCATCCTCCGCTTGGATGATCCTGTTTTTGGTGCTGTGGTAATCCTCGAAATTAGTGAAATCGCCGTACACGGCTCCTGTTTTAAATTGCGGAATTATGCCCTGAGCATCGACAAGAAAAGGAGTCATTTCAGGGATTTTTTTCAGGGTAAAGGGAATGATTACAGCCGGTTTGATATGTTTCCTCTTATTAAGAAGAA